ATATGCTGTTTGGGGTAATAACCTCATTGGCTTTACGCATGGTGATGGTGTTAAGGGAATGGATTTGCCGGGACTTATGGCTAAGGAAGAGTGGAAGAATTGGGGTAATTGCCAACACAAGATTTGGTTTCATGGGCACTTACACCACCAACAAGTAATTGAGAAGGGTGGTGCTATGGTGATACAATTACCTAGTTTGGCTGGAAATGACCGTTGGCATTATAGAAAGGGTTATATTTTGGCTCGTCCGGGTATTTCTGCTCATCTTCTTGATAAAGAATTGGGAGTTGTAGGAAATCTCTTTGCTCCGGTGATTGATAATGCCTAATTTTAATGTTGATTTCTCTATGGAGAGGTCTAGGACCGATGTTTCCTATTTTTACCGTTGGCTTGGTTATACTTGGGGCGACCATATAGGTGAATGGATGAAAATGTACGGAGAGCGTGGTGATGCTCAAGTCCATCGTGTTTGTGTGATTGCTCCCCGCGACCATAGTAAAAGCACTACTCTCAGGGTAAAACTATTGCATAGTGCCCTATTTGAGAAATGGCGAAACAAACCCTTTACCTGTTGGTTGTTCTCAGCGAGCAAAGACTTGGCGATGCGGCGTCTTGAGGAGATTAGGGAAGATATGAAGCAACATCCCCAACTTAGTAGGTATCTTCACAAGAAACGGGGTAATAAGTTGGAGTTGCACTTTACGAACGGTGCTTGGATAAGGGCTACAAGCGTTGGGGCCGCTATTCGTGGCGAGCATCCCGCGTGTATCGCTATGGATGACGTATTGGATGATATGGGTGATATGGACTGGACGAACATCCGCCATTGGTTTAGGAAGAAGATTACGCCTATGTTGAGTCCCGGTACTTCGATTTACGTTGTTGGTACGCCGATGAGTATGGTTGACCTTTATCATACTGAGATGATTGAGAATGAAACGTGGAGACATGGTATTTGGTCTAGCATTCCCAATTGGGATGAATGGAAGTCTGACCCGGATGGGGTTGCACCAAAGGAGTTGTGGCCGGAGTTTAGACCACTTAGTTTTCTCCTAGAACAAAAGTCGGCTATGGGAGAATTGTCATTTATTCAAGAATACCTGTGTAGGGTCATAGATGATGAGGCGGCTGTCTATCCTAGAAATTTAACAAGAAAAAATCTCAATATGGATGCTGTTTTGGAACAAGAACGGTTTGGTCAGGGTAAATATTCTATTGGGTTTGACCCTGCACACGGTTTGGGGCAAGATTATAGTGTAATGGTCTGTTTGAAGCAGGATAGTGATGGTTATATCCACCTAGTGAATATTTGGAGGCGTAATGACTTCCCCCCGGATAAACAGGCCGATATGATGATTGAGTGGAGCAAGCGGTATGGTACTCCCGCATTTGCGGTTGAGGCTGTTGGGTTTCAGCAGTTGTATGAGAGTTTGATTGCTCAAAAGGGCGGTGTGATAGATTATCGGGAGAGCAAGGTTAGCAATCGGACGGTGAAGCAGGGGTTATTGAACCGGATGAGAGTTTGGTTCGAGCGCGAGTTAGTATGCTTCCCCTATGGAGATGACCATACTAGAAAGATTGTTAATATTCTCCTTGAAGAGTTGGAGACTCATGCGTGGCGTGATGGATTGATTGAGGATTTGGGTCGGCACAACGACTGTGCAATGGCGCTGGCTCATGCTATAGACCAATTCACTTATAAGTCACCAAACTTTCCCGTAGTTATGGGAACCATGAAGAAGGGTGAGTGGACGGGTGGCGCGACAAGCGCCCCTCAAAGAGAGAAGTCGAGTAGTCTCGGCGGTAGAGTGATACGAAGGTGAGTGAGTGGCAGGAAAAAAACCAAAGAATAGACGCATAGGGTATCGGCGCACTAAGTTCAAGGTGCAAAACCCTGAAATACGAAGGCACGGACCAAAACCAAAGCGTCAGGTTTATGCCGAGGCGATTGAAGGTGTATTGAACGGGTGGTGGGGCGACCAATGGCTTACCAGTAGTGAAATTGCGTATATGGCAAATAAAACGATTAGTAATCATTGGACGCAGTTGAATGCGTTTAGCGTGGGTGCTATCATGCGGAAGTACGAGAAAAGCGGCCATGTCAACAGTCAGAAGAAGGGCCAAACTGCGACTAAAAAGTGGAGGCGAATTGAAAAAATTTAATAAAAATCTCGCGTGGTGGTTGGCGGTGTTGCGTCGCCCATAGACGGCCTTTTTGGCGCGTCTCAAATTCAAAAGCGGATGACGGTTTGCCTATATACCCTTCGATGATGCACGAAGGAGCATATCGTCCTGTTCTTTATATGTGGACTTGTCTAGGGCTGCTCATGGAGCCAGCCCCCATACCCACGCGAACAACGACGATAACCTGCGCCACACTAGGTTGCAAAAATACACTAAGTGTAACCGGCAACATCTGGTGCAACTTTTGGCATTGCCCCGAGTGCCTAGAGGAAACAAGGGAGTTGATGCTTAGATGATACCTAGTGTAATAAATGCACTAACTGAGCGTATGCACATGGGGGGATTCACACTTAGTGCATATCTCACACCTAGTGGTGATGTGGAAGTGGAGTCGTTCATAGACATAGGGAGCGTAGAGTCTGAGACGAGTAGGTACTCAGTCGGTCGCGCCCAAGGGGATTATGCCCCATGCCTAGAGGGTACGGTACCCGATGCCTTCACAATAGAGGACTGCATAAGGGGATGCCTTCTATACGGAAACGAGAATCACGATTGGGCTGATGGGGGGGCCGTCTATGTGGGTGGCTGGGTGCGTGACGTTCCACCCCACGGAGTCCAACAATGGGTATTCGACCCGGTGTACCTATGTGAAACCCTTGATGAAGCCCTATACTATGGAACTTTGTATAACCAAGATGAGGTATTCGACTTGTATAGAGGGGTACCTATCCCGGTACCGATGGCAGCAAGGGTGTTGATGCACACATGGGAACTTGTGTTGGAGTGCATGAATAGGGGGGATTATTCATGAGCCTAGAGGTGGCCGGTTTGGGGGCTGTATGGATGAATAGTCGTGATGGCCCGATTCTAGTAAGGGCACACTATGACGGCCCGATTTCCATTCCTATCAAGGAGTTCCGTGATTGGGAGAACATCATCCACAACCCCGACTATCACCCCGAAGGCGACCACTCGTTGAAGGCGCATATCGTGGACGCTATGCGGCTAGCATGGTCGGACTTCAAGCATAACGAAGCCTTACCCCTCTTGGCTGATGCAATCATGTTCCACGACATCGGCAAACCAGCGACCATGAAGCCCAATCCCAAGACCGGCTTCAACTCCTACATCATGCATGAGAAGGTTGGGGCTGAGATATTCCGCGAGGACTACTCCATGCACTATACCGAGGAGGAGGCCGATGATATGGAATGGGTCATCAGGCAGCACATGAATTGGTGGGTTGTCGCAAAGTACGGAAAATCAATGGCGCTGTTAAATCATCGGGCTTTTCCCCTATTATGCCAATTGGCTCGATGCGATAAGTCTGGATTGGATGATAGCGTTTGGGAGGAGCGAATGAGGTGGTGGGATGCTAGGGTTTAATAGGGACCACTCCTATTTTCCCCCCGTAGGGTATAGCCCGATTTTGGAGATGAAAACATGAAGAAGATAACCGATGAGGAATGGAACGAGATAAACGAAGCGATAGCGAAGGACGGCGACGGAAGAGCAACCGGCCTATACTACGCGCCGGAAATGAGATGCGAGAAGTGCGGAGACATGACCGACCGAAACGAGATGATATGGGTCCGGGTACGAATTATCATACCCCCCTATGGACGGAGGGAAATGCGGTGCAAGGGCTGCGCTGGGGAGTAGGTACAACGTAAAGGTCACCGGGGGGGAAATTCCCTCCGGTGTGCCCCTTTTTTTATTGGGCGCGATTTTTGTAGTAAGTGAGAGAGAGAACACTTAGTGTGTTTTTTACACCTAGTGCATTTTTTATCCCCGAAGGGCATTTAACGTAATTTAGTGTATTTTTTACACTAGGTGTGGCTGGCTACACCACTTGATGTTTAATATGGCGCCGCTTTTTTTCGTACTGGTGTGTTTTTTACACCTAGTTTATTAATCCGCGCTAGGTGTGTTTTTTACACTAGGTGTAGTGAATTACACTAATTTTATAATCTGCGCTAGGTGTGTTTTTTATCCGCGCTAGGTGTGTTTTTTACACTAAGTGTAGTGAACTACACCGACTTTCGTTTTATTACCGTCGCAGTACAGCGTTGTTACTTAGTGTATTTTTTACACTAGGTGTGCGCACGGTTACTGCCTACTATATATGCAACTACGCACAGGGTCATTTACAGGAAGGGGGCCGAACCCCCCAACGAATGCAAGCAAATTTAGGAGGAAAATAAATGAATACCTATATGAGCATACACCAAGTGGTCGCTATAAACAGCAGCCAATATGTGCAGGACGGCACCGGTACAACTGTGATGAAACTAGACATCATAGATGAGCAGGGGTACACGGTTCACCTGACCATATTCGGACCACATGGTGTAGGCCACCCCATTGTCATCCGCGAGGAGTGATTCTCGCTACTGATTAACGTAAAGCCGCAGGGGGGGTGACTCCCCTGTGGCCCAAGGGGGGGGAGCAACATGGGGGGCACCTCCCTTTTTTTATTTTTTGTTACCCCCCCTACCGAGAGAGAGAGAGAGAGAGAGAGAGAAAGCCCGCAGGGCGAAACCCTTATAGGCTGTCAAGTGCTAGAATACATCAATGCTGATACAATGGGCGCGAAATTGCACTAAGTGAGAGAGAGAACACCGAGTGTACTTTTTGCACCTAGTGTTATTTACTACACCGTCGCAGTACAGCGTTTCGTCGGTCCCTTATATACCTTTCGGCTCCCTGCATCACCCACGCGTCACGCCGTGGGGGTTATATACCTTTCGGCCTCCTGCATCATGCCTCGGGCGGGAGGG